GCGCAGGAACCCGCCGCGGAGCATCTCGAAGACGGTGTCCGACAGCGGGTTGACCCCCGGCGCGGGGAACTCGGCCGTGGCCTTCAGCTGGCCCGAGCTCTTCACGACGCTGACGGCCTTGGCGACCGGGAGCTGGTCGTACCGGTGCGCCCAAAGGACGACCGGGTTCTTCAGGTAGTTCTCGACGTCCCAGCCCTCGACGGCGATCGTGTCGCCCTCGCGGTCGATCGCGGCGGTGGAGATCACGAATGTGACCTGCCGCGAGTCGTCCTTCGCGACCTTCACCTGGTCGGGGACGAAGTACTTGCGGATGACCTCACCGGAGAGGTCCTCCCCAGCCTTCGCTTTCAGCTTCCAGGGTGCGAGCTCAGCACTCACGCACCCATCGTGCGGTTCTGACGATCTGAAATGGAAGGGTCTGCGTTCACAAGTTGTGGTTGTTGCGGTTGTTGCGATAGTTGCGCTGGTGCGGCGGTCGAATCTTCAGAGAAGGCGGAGCTTGCGACCGATGCGCTCAGCCTCCCCGACGGTCACGCGGCGCTGCGCGCCCGGGATCGGCTGCACGGTTTCGAGCGCCCCCGCGTTGGCCCACTTCCGGACCTGCTCACGCGAGTAGCCGAGCAGGCGCGCCAGCTCACCGAAGCGAAGCGGGGTCCCCTCGTCCAGCCGGTCCCGAAAGCTCATCGAAGCGCGATCCACGCCACCACCAGTCCCACGCAGAACGACGCACCGGCGACGAGTGCCAGGTCACGCCACCAGCGACGCAGCAAGCGCCCGTGCTCGAGCTGCGTCTGATGGCGTTCGACCACCGCCAGCTGCGCGACCTTGATCAGCTCGCTCATCGAGAACTGCCGCAGGCCCGCGCTCCTCATAGCCACCCGAAGTACCAGGCTAGTGCCGCAACGATGAGGCCGGCTACCAAGCCGGCCACTGTGGGAGGCTGACAATCACACCACCACAGCGGCCCCTCCTCGTCCTGGAACCTCACGATGCGTTCGCGGCAGCCCTGGCCTGCGCCTCCTTCAGCCTCGCGGTCGCGATGTTCTGCTCCGCCAGGTCGACGCAGGCGAGCAGCGGCACGCCCACCGCCTGGTAGACCAGCGTTGACTGAAGCACGTGCGCGGCGTCCACGTAGCTGACGATGACCAGCGGGACCGCCAGGCTCCCGTCCGGGATCTCGATCTCGATCTTCACGCTGGGACCCCCTCGAGCGCCTGCCGCATCACTGCCTCCGCCGCGGCGAAGTCCGCCTCCGTGTCGATGTCGATGACCGCGTCGTTGGGGAAGGGGTGGGCCCGGCTCTCGGTCCGGTCCCGGCGCGCCTGGATGATCCTTCGCGTGCTGACGCACATCGAGCCGTCGTGCATGTGCAGTCGGTCTCTTCAGGTCGCCTGCTGCCGCTGGAGCGGGCTTCCGAGGCGCGCTTAGGCCATGTGCTCCGCCCACTCGTGGCCGGTGGTCTCCTCCCACAGCCAGCAGCGCAGGATCACGCGGGCCGTGAAGACGGCGTCCGCGTCGAGGTAGACGGCGCGCTCGATGCACTCATCGATCAGGCCCTGGCGCCGCAGCGGCACGGTCGGCTGCAGCGTCACCATGTAGTCGTAGTCGCCGCGGACGGCCTGGTGGACGCTCCACAGCGCCGCTTCGATCGGGGCGTCTTCGGTCGAGGCCTCCGGGGGCCGCATGATGGGCTCCGCCCCGAACGTCGCTGCGACCTCGGCGATCTCCGGATCGTCCGTGCTCACCACCACCCGCGTCACGTGCTTCGAGGAGCGGGCGGCCCCGATTGACCAGGCGAGCAGGGGTTTGCCGGCGAGGGGCCGGATGTTCTTCCCCGGGACGCGCTTGGACCCGCCCCGAGCGGGAACGACTGCGATGACCTTCATGGGCCTTCGATGCCGCTGCCGCTCGACCGCTTCCGGGGTGAGGGAGGAGGCGGCTGGAGAGCCCGCCCGGTCGTGTGGTGGATTGGGCCGGATGACACCATGATCTCGTGGAAACGAGCCGTGCCGGCGTCGGCGGCCTCGATCAGGCCGCGGCCGGCCTTCAACGTCCCCGTGAACACCTCGCGGCGTTCGGCCTGCGCTCGCTGTGCCTTCGCGGCCATTCGCTCTGGATGGCAGTACGGGCAGACCGCCGCGATTTCGGGGGTCGCGTGCACCGAAGGATTCGGAATGTGGACGCGGTCGGTCACGGCTGCATCACCACTGGCGCGGTGCATGGACCGTGACCACCGCGATCGCAGGTGCACCCACAACAGGCGCCGCCGCTGTGGAGCTCGCCGTCCGCGGGCAGTACGCCGCGCTGGATGCCGCGGCACACGGCGAACTCGCACTCTCGGTCATGGCGCTCCGCTTCCTCGAAACACGAGCATCGGCCTGCGGAGTGGCCGTCCACGCACGTCATGGCAGCACCGCCAGACCTGCGCCCCCGTCGATCACCACGTCGCATTCGTGGCGCGTCTCCTGGCACCCGCAGAGCGGGCAGGCCCAGCACGTGGTCATCGGAAACACTGCCCGTCGCAGGAAGCGACCGCCGCATCCTGTGCACACATTCAACTCGCGCGTGATCCTGACTGGCTCGCTCATTCCTTCGGGCTCTCCTTCGGCGGCTTGACCGCCGGCTTCGGTTCCTTGGCCGCTTCATCGGCCGCGGGATCAGGGCCCGGGGGCGGCGCCGCCGCGTGCGGTCGCTGCTCGGCGTCAAGCAGATCGTCGGTGATGAACGAGTTCAGGGGAACGAGGAAGACCTTCCCCGCCTCCCCCTCCATCGGTCCATCCCCGGCCGCGTGCCGCCACTCGTCGGCGTCCCACGCCCACGGCGCGGCCTTCCTCACGTTGAGGTCGTGCTCCTTGTCCTCTTCCACGGGGCTCGTGTAGTCGAGCAGGAGACGGTCGTCGTAGTCGGGTAGCACCTTCGCCTGGATGATCACGCGCATGCGTTCGCCGCGCGGCAGGACCACCCACTTCGTGAACAGGTACTCAGCGGCTTGGACCGTGGCCCTGTTGCTGTTCTCGGTGATCCCGAAAAGCTCGGGCGGCGCGCCCCAGGTCTGAAGCACCACGTCCCGCTGCGTCTTCCGCAGACCCGGGTAGACGAGCTGCTCCATCGTGGGCCGCTGGAACTCGTGGATTCGCTTGTTGATGTCGTCGCCGCCGCCCGTGAGGAACCAGGGCTTGGACTGACGCCAGAATCCCTGGTGCCGCTGCAAGACGTCGCGCTCGAGGCGCCGCATCTCCGTCTCGCTTGTCCCTTCCCCGCCAGCGAAGATCCAATCCGGCTTCGCCTGGTTGAAGAAGAGCTGCTTCGTCATCTTCGCCAGGTACTCGTCCACCTCGAGCTCGTCGCCCAGGGCGAAGCCGACGCCGCTGCCACGCGCGAACGGATGCGCCGGAGACGGCTCGTGGAACCAGACGACCTCGGACTCCGGGATCATGCGCTGCCAGCCGGACCAACTTGCCCGGAAGAAGGGGGTCCCGGGCGTGGGCGTCTCGGTGATCCAGTGGGCCGGGATCGGCCAGAAGCCGACCGGCGCGCCGGCGCCGTTCCGGTCCTTCAGCCAGAAGGCGTCGCCCACCAAGTCGAAGCTGATCTCGGTGAGCTTCATCAGCCCCGTTCTGCCCATGAAGGGGTTCGGGTTCTCGAGCGCGTCGTAGAAGGGATGCTCCGAGACCTCCTGGAGCAGGCCCGCGCGGCGCAAGCCCTCCAGGTGCTTCCAGCGTGGCTCGGCCGGCGCCCGCTGCGCGCGCCTGTCCCGTTGCGCCCACGGCTCGAGCTGGCCCTTGATCCTGCGGACCCGCCCGGCCAGCTCGCGGCCAACGACCTCCCCGACCATCTGCGCCAGGTCAGCCGCGCTCAGCGTGTAAACGAAGGCGTCCGGGACCGGCACAGCCGCCTCGGGCTTCGGCGGCTTGCCGACCGCGTAGAGCCGCCAGTCGAGGCCCCCGACAGCCGTCCCCACCTTGTCGGCCACCGCCCGCAGCCAGGGCATCGTGTCGAAGCCCTCGAGCAGGGCCTTCGTGTTGAGATTCGGAGCGGTACCGGCGGCGGACGTGTAGACCCCGCCGAGGACGCCCTGCGGACCCTGGCGGCCGCCGATCCCGACCAGGCGGCCCGCCGCTCGCCATACCCGCCGTGCGAAGTTGACCGCTCGCGATGCCATCTACCTACCGCTCCGCTTCTCCCCCGAAGTTGTGAAACATCTGCGCCGGGTGTCCGCCATCAGAGCAACCTCATCCCGGTCTTCTGGTCCCCCAGCATCAGCGCCGTCACGAGCCACACGAGCCCGTCCATCCTGTTCGGGCTAGGCATGCGCAGCCGCGGGTCCCACGCGATCATCTCGTCCTCGAGGCGCGCCAGCCGCTCCGGGTCGCGTGGGTCTCTCACGTGATGAACGCGACCCTGCTCGTACAACGCCGACACCGGCTCGGCCCTGGTTTGCTTGTTCTCGGTGGCGGTGACCTCGATCCACTTCGTGGTCGGATCCTTCGTCCGGATCAGATCCCGGGTGGCCCTGGGCATCCGGTTCTTCTCGTAGACGATCGCGGCGGCGCCGTACTTCGCCTTCGCCTCGAGGGCGGCGGTCGCCCACCGGTCCGGGCTCCCCTTCACGGTGCAGTCGTCCCAGATGTAGGCATGCCCATTGACACCGCGGCCGCCCACGATGATCCCCGCCTCGTCCGTCGGTGAGTCGGCGCGGGTCGGGTCCACCGCCACCAGGGTGACCACGAGAGGCGGCACGCCGTCGACGGCGTTGTCGTCGATGATCGTGGTCGAGAACAGCGCGCCGAGGACCTTCGCCAAGATCGCGCCGTCGAGCTCCTGCTGCCCAAGCCGCGACGCGCCCCACTCCGCCCGCCACTCCTCCGGCTTCCCCGGCGAAAGGTTCGGGCGGTTGTCCTCCGTGGGCCACCGCGCCACCACGGTGCGCACAAGGCGCGCCTCGCCGTCCACGATGATCGGGATCTCATGGGTCCAGGTCCAGGGGAAGCCGTCGGCCTCATAGCGATCGACGTGGCCCTGCGGCAGCTGCTGCACCGGCCGGTTCCCTCGGTCGTCCTTCGAGCCCAGCAGCAGGTTGTGGCAGAACTCCGTCGACCGCGGCGTCGACGTGATGACCGCCTGCGGATTGTCGCCGAGGCGCAGACAGTAGCGGATCCCCTCGGACCAGGCCGCGGGCTCCTTGGGGCTGGCCTTCGGGGGGACCTTCCAGTGGAACAGTTCCTCGATCCAGGCCTTGTGGTACTGCGGGCCTCGGAGCGTCTCGGGCTCGTTGGCAGAGTGGAGCTCCGCGATGGAGCCGTTCGGCCACACGAGACGCTTGAGGCTTGGCAGGTACCGGGGCTTGAACCACGGCGGTGAACAGGCGAGGACCCCGCTGTCGCCGTCTACCATCACCTTGCGGCCCTGGCCCGCGTCGCGGCCCACGAGCGCGATGCGGGTCTCGGGGGTCTTTGCCCAGTCCACCACCAGCTGCGCCGCGGGCCGGGTCTTCCCCGATCCGCGGCCGCCCGTCATGATCCAGTACCGCCACGGCTCCGCCGGCGGCAGTTGCTTCGGTCGCGCCCAGAGGCTCCAGTCGTAGCGCAGCCCGAGGTAGAGCTGCATCTGGTCGCTCGGGGTCAACGCCTGGACGACTTCGCGCCGGACCGGGGCCGGCACGGCGAGGAGCTGCGAGAGAATCGCGGCCGCGGCCATCAGGAGCACGAGGTCGCCATCCTGAGCCACGCAGTAACATCGCGATGCTGCGTCAGAGCTTCATCCGCAGTCGCCCTGGCCTGATCCGCTTTCTCGCTAAGATCCTTCGTCAGGTCTTGCGCGTAGCGGAGCAAGAGCCCTGGGATGACGAAGTGCCGCGGCTTGCCGTCGTGGCTCGGCGCGCCAGCGCGCAGCCAATCGAACCAGGACTTGAGCGCGTCTGTCTGCAACGCGCGCAAGAGTCGGCGGTAGTCATCCGCGGAGCCACCCGTCATAGCAAGGGGGCAAAGGCAGGCGTCAGAGTGCCCCTTCGCACGGTGATAGTTCTGCTGAGCCTGCGGCGTCGGGAGCGCAACGTCAGGTCGCTCTCGTGGGACCACCGCGGGCTGCGCCTTCGTGATCTTGGTCGACGCCGGAGCCGCCCTGGTTCTTCTCTTCTTTTTCTGCAACCTTTCCCCCCTTCGCCAACTTCTCAATGAGCTCCACCAGCCGCACGCCCACCCCAGCCATGTCCGGTGGCTGCTGCCCCGGCTGCGCGAGCTGCTGATCCCAGTCGAGGGCGTTGCGGGCCATGAGCGCCAACGAGTTCACACTGCCCTCTTCGATGCCACGCCTCTTGATCGCCCGCCTGAGCCGTAGCTTGAACTTCGTGTTCCCCCGCTCGACCTCGTCGCGGATCCGCTCCTGCGTGGCCGGGTCCTGCAGGTCCTCGAGCGCGATGTCGATCCCGCCCACGATCTCGTCGTACGGCGCGCCCGCGGCCGCCGCACGCTCGATCTCCCGCCAGGGCACACGCCCTGCCTGCGCCCCCGGCTTCCGACCGGCGCCCGGCCGAGCCCCGCCGATGCCCGCGGCCTTCCGGCGCTTCGTCGTCGCTTTGGGCCTGGGTTTCGGCTTCGCCTGGTACCCTCGGGGCGTCCTGCGACCTCTTCTGGGC